TCAACGTGCAGCGACACCTTTGATGCAGCTTATAACCATTTAGAGTCGGACACACTGTATTTTGTAGACGGCGTATCCGTTAAGAAATTCGGGCAAGGTGTTGGTGCTTATACTTACACATGGCGCTCTAAGCCGTTTACAAACGTTCGCCCAAAGAATTACAGCTGGGGCAGAGTAGACGCACAAACCTACCCGGTTACTTTTGACCTCTATGCCGACTCGGTATTAAAACTGTCACACAGTGTGTTGAACTCTGAACCATTCCGTTTACCGTCTAACTACCTAGCAAAAGATTGGGAGTTTGAAATTTCGGGTACAGGTGCGATTAACAGCGTTGCCGTTGCAGACACGACGAGTGAACTCATATGAGCAGGAAAACAAAAGTCCCCGCAATACCTACGATCCCTCGTCAAATTGATGCGCAACTTCGTGGGGTATTGAATGCCTTGAAGGAAGCCTTGGAGATTCAAGTTGGCCATCGTGGTGAAGATGTGGACAGGGCGATTACTTTTCGTGACCTTGTCGACGGCGGGATGATCGAACTGCCGTCTGGCATTGATTTTGATCGTGGGGTAATCACTCCAATTCCACCGCCTGGTAACTTCTCGACTCCTCCAACACCTTATAACCTCACTGCAAATGGCACCTTTACCAATGTGATCCTATCGTGGGAGGGTGGGTTTACGCATCCTTTAGTGGCTGCAACTGAAGTATATCGGAACACATCTGACGACCTTAATTCTGCAACGCACATTGGTAGTACAGCGTCGTTCATCTATGTGGACACAGTTGAGCCTGGCACAACGCACTATTATTGGGTTCGCTTCCGCTCGCCGGCCAATGTTCCTAGTCCATATAATGCGACGAGCGGCACCTCGGCAACGACCAACAAAAAAGTTAGTGACCTACTTACAGACTTAAATGACGCTATTGGAGAGACGCACTTATCAACGACGCTATCCAGCGAGATTGCTAAGATCGCCCCGTTGTCAGGTCTTAATGAAACGGCGGCCAGCATCGAAACGCTGTTAGGGCAAGCAAATTCGGGCGCTTCGGCGGTAACAATATTACGTGACGCAATTAATGAACAACTAAGCTCCATCACAGTAAACTGGTCGGGCCTAGACGGTACGTCAGGGTTACAAGATGAAATCGATGTCTTGGTTTCGCAAGCTGCTGCATTAAAAGCGGTAATGTTGGCGCATGTCGATACGAATACAACAACGTGGGCCGGTGATGGTACATCAGTAGGACTATCTGCTGAAATTACCACTGCCATCGGCGACGCGACCAACCTTAAAACAGGTGTTATTGCGAATGTTAATAACAAGACGGTTGAGTGGCAAGGCAGCGACGGTTTAGGCGGGATTAAAGCAGGGATCTCCACCGAATTGGTGAATGCGACTGACTTTAAGACGGGCGTTACTACACATTACACAGGTGAGCAGGTCTCTTGGGAAGGTAATGATGGCAATGGCGGCATTAAGGCTGATATTGCGACTGAACTTTCGAGCGCAACCAGCTTAAAAACGGGCGTTAACACGGAAACAGCCAGTAAAACGATCAGTTGGCAGGGCAACGATGGAAATGGCGGTGTAAAAGCAGATCTGACACAGTCTGTTGTTGATGCAACCAGCCTGAAATCGGGCATTGTAAGTTTTAAAGATTCTAAAGAAGTGTCGTGGCAGGGCAATGATGGGAATGGCGGCGTAAAAGCTGACCTTACAACGAACCTCACCACAGCAACTAACTTAAAAGACGGTATCGATACCTACAAAGAAGCGAAGCGCATTACGTGGGAATCATCGGACGGTACAGGAGGCGTGAAGGCGTCGCTTGCCACAAACTTAACGTCAGCTACCAGTCTGAAAGACGGTATCTCTGGCGAGTTAAGCAGTAAAACGTTGTCATGGTCGGGTGATCCTAACAATGCGGCTGATACTGGCACATCGGGCGAGCTTGCAACAAAATATCAAGAAGCAGTAGACCTAAAAACAGGCATTGCTACAGAAGCCAATAACAAGAGTATTAGCTGGCAAGGTACAGACGGCAATGGCGGCATAAAGTCAGAGATTAGTTCGAGCCTTACGGCAGCAAGTAACTTAAAAACAGGTGTTACTGCTGAGGTCTCAACTAAGACGGTCACTTGGGAAGGCAGCGATGGTAACGGTGGCATAAAGAGTGACGTCACGTCCGCAATTGGCAGTGCTACTAACCTAAAAGACGGCGTGATCGGCTATTACGACACAAAAAACACGGTGTGGGAAGGCAGTGATGGCTCAGGTGGCGTAAAGGCTGAGATTACCAGCAACCTCGATACGGCAAACCTACTAAAGACGGGCGTTAGCTCTACTGTGTCAGCTGATACAGAGACCTGGGAAGGTACGGATGGCTTAGGCGGCGTAAAGGGCGCGATTACATCAAACCTGTCTACGGCAACTAGCCTGAAAACAGGTATCTCGGCTACAACGACTTCACAAACAAACGCATGGGAAGGTACTGATGGGCTAGGCGGCGTTAAAGCTAATATCACCACTAACATGAGTGCAGCGACCAGCCTTAAAACTGGTATTTCCGGAGAGGTAACAACAAAAACAAACGCATGGGAAGGCACTGACGGTAATGGCGGTGTTAAAGCGGACATCACAACGAACATTGGCACAGCGACCAGTCTAAAAGATGGCATTACTACCAGTGTGAATAGCCAAACGGCCACTTGGCAGGGTAGCGATGGTACGAGTGGCGTACAAGCTGAAATATCTTCAGCATTATCGACTGCGACTGACTTTAAGAACGGTATTCAGACTACTTACAATGAGAAGTACCTCGCTTGGAATGGTAATGGCGGCAGCGTTGATGGAATCAATAACGAAATCGTTGCAGTGGAGACGTTTTTCGCTGATCTAAGCTCGACTTTGATGTCCGACGTGACTTCGTTCCAAGCAACATGGGGTTCGGGTGAAACAGTCACGAGTGTACTTACCGAGCAAGGGCTAAAAATTGATGGCGTAGTCGCCGAGCAATACGTCAAGTTAGACTCAGGTGGCAAGATTGCAGGCTATGGTCTGTATAACGACTCAGTGTTCAGCGAGTTCGCAGTGCTAGCTGATGTTTTCAAGATCTCGGACGGTTCCTCAGAAGTACAGCCCTTTTCTGTTATTACAGGAGCAGGCCTAGCCATCGGCCCCGACGGGACGCAATACGGTAATAAAACGCTAGCGTGGCAGCAGGCTAACTACCCAACTGGAACGTGGTTTGCTCCAGGTACTTATATTGATTCGGCAATGATTGCAGATGCGTCCATTGACGTTGCAAAGATTGGCAACCTTACAGTGGATATGGCACAGGTTACTGGAGTACTCACCGCTTCACAGGTCAGCGCGATTACTGTAACTGGCACTATGATTGAAGCAGGAGCGTATCTAACATCACCGGTTATATACGGTGGCACGATCACAGCGGGCACCTCAATAACGTCCCCTGTAATCAATGGCGGTACTATCACAGGTTCATTAATACTATCAGGTTCCACGGGTAAGGCTACCGAAGCTGGGGGATCGCATTATGGTTATGACCTCGGCGTGACTATGGATGTGGCTAACTCAGGAACGTCAAGCACTACGCGAGCGACAGGCACAATCAAACCGTACAACTATGCCAGCACTGCACCCCCTAACCCGGCGTTACAGTCTCCCGCATCAAACCTTTGGCGTTACCGTAGGCAGTATGTGACTCCTGCTATATCGGGATCAGTCCACATTACAAAGCAAGGTGGTTTGATTAACACCAACGGTACCTCAACACAAACACATTGTGTTGTAACTATAAGAGTACTGGAGCGAGTAGGCGGTACATTACTGGCCTCAAAGGCGTTCAACATACAGTCATACAATAGTGGCGATGATGAGACTAAGACGCTTAATCTTACGGGAAGTAATGGAGGTTTTAATTTCGCACTTTCACACGACTATCGCACAGAAACTGGAACTGATGGGCACACCACTTACTACTATCATCGCATGGTTACCCAAACGATGACGTTCACTGCGTCGCCATCTACCACAGTTAGGTTTAACGACTCCGCTAGTACAGGTTTGGTAGCCGAAGTTGTCGTAAGTAATATTACTACATCGACCGCCACTGTCGGCACTCGCACCATTCGCATACAGGATAACGCCGAAAATGAGTACTAAACAATATACTACTGAAGGCCTACGAAAAACAACGGTTGAGGGTCTTCCAGTTGACTGGCTCACAGCAATAGCTGCTGTATTTCCAGATATTCTCACTGGTGCGTATGTTCTCTACTCAACCAAGCTCACAGAAACTGTTTACGAAGTGACAATCCAAGGCGTTCACGCGCTGAGTCTGCCAGTAAAGGGCGCTAGGCTCACAGCATTTTATAAATTAGTTTTAGATACATACACAGGCACGTCGCTCGTTGAAGTGTATTACTGGGGTATCGCTTGCGCTATTCCAGAAGCGCACATTCCTATTGGTTCGCCGCCCAACGCTCTTGGATCGTCAGTACTGCATAATACATCTGAAACACTAAGTTTATATCTTGCACTTGATGCAGGTATTCCTGATGTAGAACTCAACAGAGTGCTGGGCTTGTGGGGGCTAGGTTCGATCCCCACTGAAGCGCACATTGCCAAAGCTGATTTCATCGATGGTGTTTTCTCTGGTGCCACCTACTATACGTGGGAAAAATCATGATTGGCTTAATTAATAAAAATATCCAGATGTACCATTTTTCAGACCAACATCGTGTGATATTGGCTGCAGGTTTTCGTAGAGGCTGCGGGCAGTCAGTGTTGGCACATAGCATAGCTGCATTCCTTACGCAGCAAGGGCACAGCGTTGCTTTGGTTAGTCCTGAGCGCAATGGTGTTAACTCAAATGCTTTCACTGAGTACATGCGCGACGCATTAGGCAAAACGACTGCTCTTCCATACAGTCTGAAAGCAGAAGGGGACGATGTGAGTTCATTTGATAGGGTGATCTATGAGTCAATTCTCCCTGAGTCGCAGGACGTTGGGGCGTGTATTTATATTACTCCCGAATTCGCAGAGGACGTTGATTTAGGCATCAGTTGTTCTGAAGCTATCCAGTTTAGGTATAAAGTACAAGCGGCGCTTGCTTTGCGTTGGCCTGATATACAAACAGAATTCACCCCCATACACAGCGCTTCCCTAGCCCCACAGCAAGAGCTACTCAGCCAAACCGATTGGATGGTTGTCCGTGAACTAGAGCAGCGCTTTTTATCAGGTAGCCCCATCGAAACGCTGCGTCATTATTTACGCAATGCAAAACTCGACGGTTGGAGACCAGGAACACGAATTTAAACCACCATAACCCACAAAGGTAAGATCTGTGTCACAGAAGAGACAACGTAACACCCAAGCAGCGCGTACAAAGTCCACTGAGAAATTTGCTGAAGAGCGCCAAAGGCCGCCATTGCAACCGAAGACACCGAACCAAGATAAGTACCTTAAAGCATTAAAGAATCCAAACTGCCCAGTGATCATTGCATCAGGTGTGGCAGGTTCAGGCAAGACCTATTTGGCGTGTGCTTACGCTGCTGATCAGTACATGCAGAACCGTGTACAGAAGATCATTTTATGTAGAGCTAACATTCCCACCGGGCGCAGTCTCGGTGCATTTAAAGGGGACAAAGACGACAAGATGTTGAATTGGGTCATGCCAATGGTTGATGTACTCAAGCAACGCATGGGAGCAGCGCGCTTCGACATCGCATTGAATAGCGGCAACATTGAGCTGCAGCCTTTAGAAACAATAAGAGGTCGTAGCTTTGGTGGTGAGAAAGAAGGCGCCATAGTCTTGATTGACGAAGCACAGCAAATGACTGTTGAAGAGATTAAAGCGGTCACCACACGAATCGGTGAGAACTGTATGTTAGTGCTTATGGGCGACTTAGCTCAGTCGGACATTAAGCAGACGTCAGGGCTGGGGGTTCTTATTACGCTACTAGCCAAGCACAACCTGCCGATTACAGTTGTCGACTTTGAGATCTCAGACATACAGCGCAGTGATACCTGTCGCATGTTTGTAGAGTTGTTCTATAAAGAGGGGATATGACATGGAAGCACTGTTTGAAGCACTGGCTTTTTTAGTAAAGGCAGCGACCATTGGTGGTATCACCGGTGTGGTCCTGGCTATCCTTGGGATCGTTCCCATTCAGTTCAACCGGTACATTGAGATCCATGTAGATGAGGCCGATAAGGCTACTAAAATCTTAAAATCTTGGGGGCTCAGTATAGAGGATATGGAAGAAGAGGAAGAGGGCGAATAGGGCTTAAAAAAGCTGGCAGGAATCCTGGCAAACCGACCGTAAACTACCGGTATTCACCTCGATTTTCCTGCCAGCTTTTTTATTAATTCGTTATAAATCAATGGTTTAAAGTTCAATATAGAAGTTCGAGTCTCTCCGTCCGCACCATTTAACTCCTTGATTTATAAGGAGATTGTTTTAAATGCTGGCAAAATGCTGGCAATCGGTACTCAATCATGTACCTGCTCCTCGATTTGCTTCCTATATGCTTCCTCTAATTTAGACCCATGCTTTGCTCCTGTTTGTTGAATAAACCGAGCGTAATATTTTAGCGTGGTCGCACTGTCAGCATGGCCCATCTGTTTCGCAATGTAAGTCAGATCTTCCCCAACTTGTAACATTGTTGATGCGTAAGTGTGTCGAGTTTGATAAGGCACTCTGTACCGCACTCCTGCTTTTTTTAAAGCGGAGATCCACTGTGCGCGTATTTTATTTGTCGTACTCCAAGGCAGACTTGTGAGTGGGTTCATAAACACAATGTCATTAGGTGGGGTGGCTCGATGAAAAGAATATTCTTTGTAAGCTAACAAGCACTGCATCGCAGGGTCGACAAGTTCAACTGTTCTAAAAGAAGATTGTGATTTAGGAGGTAGGAATTTGTGTGGGCTAGCATCTGTTAATACTTGATCTATTAAAACAGTAGTGCTGACAAAATTGACGCGGCTCCAGCATAGCCCTCGGATTTCTTCGGGGCGCAATCCTGTAAAAAACTGGAACATGAGCTGTAAGCCGAACTGTCTAGGTGCGGCTCTGATGATGGCGTCACGCTCTTCCCAAGAGAAAGGATCAATGCGCGTTGCCTCAGACTTTATAACGACCGTTTGTTTCTTCAGTTTCTTGCCGAGTAGGGGGTTTACAGCAATAATGCCTTCTTCTACCGCTTCATTGAGCGCATCACGCAGTACAGCGATACGCTGAGAGCGAGTACTTGGCAGAACGTCCATTGCTAACGCCCATTCTTTAATCATGGGCCACGTTAATTCAGCCACGCGCACCTCAGCCAGTTTAGTATTGAGTACTTGGCCATGGATGATTCGATGGTAAAAGATGCGGGTGCCTACGCCGATGTTGTAGTTGGCATCAAGCCACTCTTTTAAAAAGGTACCGAACGTGTACCGGCTTGAATAAAGCTTGGCTCTAGGTGAGTCAGGAAAGGTCGTTATGTAATCAAACGTTCCCGCTTTAATCGCTTCATTAATTTGAGCTAGGTGGACGTAACACCGTTTGAGGTTAGCGGGGGTGGGCTCAAGTTTGATCGTTTCGCGCTGGCGATCTTTGGGCGTTGGGTAGCGGAAGACGATTTCAATCGTACTTTTAGAGACTGCCCTGACGTTTGTAAACTGCTGCTTCGGTCTACCCATGCTTCGTACCCTCCAAGGCTGATTAGTATCCTGTTGTCGGGTGCTCTTGAGAATACCTCATTCTCTTGCCATACACCTTCGCTTATTTTAGATCGTATAGCGACTTCTGTGTAGCCGGACAACTCCGAAAACTTTCTGATTGTAACTCTATCTAACATCATCTTCATAGGACTCCACCAGTTTATTGAGATACCACGCTGCCTTTTCGGCATCCTCAGCGGTGTCCCATTTTTCCCTCCATAGGTATTTAATTACGGTCGCTTTGCAGTGGGCCCTGAATCCTTCTGGTCCTAGTGCAGCACGTATGGCATCGATGCATTCAACCCCTGTGTCGGATTGGTAATGGGCCGGTTTATTAACCATGTCTTCTTTCATAGTATTAGCTCTGCTTATATTAACATTCAAAAAAATAGCGGTCTATTTTTGTGGAGGCCCTTGCGCGTTGTCAAATTTGTTTGACCCAAACGAGGTCGCCATTAAAGCGGATATTAATTCTAAGACACCAAAGGTAGGCTTTGTATTTGCAAAAGTATCGGTATGGATTAAATGCCACAGCCAATTTTCCTCGCGCATCCACGCCAACTTTCGGCTTCGATTATTATTTAAATTAATTACCAACATTTAAAATTGAACCCCGCGAATCACACCACGAACGGTGATCGTTGGATCAGTCAAATCTATTGTGGTGCTTACACCAACAACTGTTGGGTGGTGAGTAATAACCTCACTACCATTGATACTACTAACGACACGGATTAAACAAGCGCCTTTTCCAATACGGACAAGAACTTGGTTACCTACTTCCCATTGTGTGAGAGGGTCGATGATTGCGTACTCGCCATGGTTGTAGCGGGGTGCGTATTCATCAGTATCAATCTCGACTGCAAATGCTTCTGAGATTGTGTGTGTCATAATTTTCGTTACCTTTCCTGACACGGGTTTCCCCGATAGGGTTAATGTAACTGGGATTTCAATACTCGTAGTGGGGCTGACAGCATGAAGAATCTTGTACTCCTGAAGACCTCCAACTAAAGCCCCAAGATCACAACGGAGTAAGGATGCTACGCTAAGGACCATCATAGGATTGATGGACACTGTACCGTTGAGCATTTGACTGAACATCGGTTGGGTTACCCCAAGCCGAACTGCCGCCTTTTGTTGTGTTAAGTCTATCCCAGACTTATTTTTATTCGCTCTCCATAGATTTGTGATTCTCCGTGACATTTCCAATGAGTCATTAGATATGCTTCTCTTTTGGGGCGGCGCTTTGGTTATAGTCATCTGTTTCCATCTCCATACAGATTTGTGTGAGCCAGCTTGCAATACCTTTGGCTGGGGTAAGGCTCAACATGTTTCTACTTATTCCATCGAGCCAATCATCCTTCCCAGTGAGGACGATACCTCCCTCTGGGCAACCTATAATACAAGCACAGCTTATCGAATGTCCAGACATTTTTATTAGCCAGGCTAATTGTTGTGCAGATAGGTTCGGTTTAATTACTGTGGTGTCGCGCTTAGGTAACGACTTAATCCACTTGTATTCGACCCAGATATTTCCTGCAGGGCCTGCATACCAACAGTCAGGCACACCGCCAGCATAGTTATCGTGGACTTTCCATTTGTGCATTTCAGGAGGAAGATGGCGGTGGACGGAACGAATGTATCCATGCTCATTCAAAGGGTAGGGCCTCTTTACTGAGGGCTCCATCCACCAATAAAGGGCGTTACTTCCGTACAACGCCCGTTGCGCAGTGCTTACGCTGCTTTTTGTTCTACGTGACCAGACAGATGCTTGTAAGCTTCTTCTGCCTTAGCGTGTAGGTCAGGGGATGCCCAGCCTTTGCGCTCGATCCTGTAGTTAAGGTAGGTCTTACCGTTTTTCTTATTCTCTTCTGTGATACCGGCTACCGCCCATACAGCTGAGAAACGATCGCCGCCCGCTGCTGCAATCTGATTGTTCCAACGATTAGACACTTTGGCCTTAGTGCGAGGGAACTTCATGATTGCGCCAGTTGCTTTACCAGTCTCTAGATTAAGTACGAGTACATAGTGACGAGGGGAGTCGTTTATGTCGTAATTATCCATGTCTTCAAATTCCATGGCGGGCGAATTGAACGCTTGCTCAATAGCTTCTTTGGATTCAAATTCTTTGGTGCTGGTTGATAGGTCAACAAACGGGTAGTTGGTGTTCTTGTTCCAGGCCATCCAGAAATGATCGTAGTACACGTTGACTACTAAACATTCTGACATGATCTCGCGAGTCTGGTCATTGAACATCATGCCAGGCTTTGCCCCAGGAATATAACGTGCATGACTTTCGTCACATTCGTTGCTGATCTTTTGGAGCAGCTTGATCTCTGGAATATCATCGGAG